TTGGTAGATTACAATCAGAATTATTAAAACCATTAATTGATAGAGTGTTTGCTGTATTACTTCGTAACAATATGTTACCACCAGCACCAGAGTTTTTATCAGGTAGAGATGTAGAAATAGAATATGTATCTCCACTTGCTAAAGCACAAAAATCTACAGAGCTACAATCTATTATGAGAGCAGTAGAAATACTAGGTTCACTTGCAAATGTTGCACCAGTATTTGATTATGTAAACTTTGATAACCTTGTCAAACACTTGGCAGACATTGTGGGTGTACCACAAAAAATATTAAAATCACAAAGCCAAGTTAATGCGGAAAGACAACAAGCACAAGCACAACAACAAGAAATGCAACAGATGCAACAACTGCAACAAGTTGCTAAAGCAGGAGGAGATATAGCACCACTAGCGAAAGCATTGCCTGAAGAGGCAAGAGCTGTAGCAAATGCAGACGTGGAATAATATGTCAGAAACAAAACAACTAGAAAAATTAATAGAAGGGTTAAAAACAAATTACAAAACCATATTCAATACAGCAGAAGGCAAACGAGTCTTAGCTGATCTTGAGAAAAGATGTCATTATCATTCTACCACCAA